TATGTGGGGATTTCTTTTAGGATTAATTAAAAATCCTGTATTTAGTTTAGTAGCTGATAAAACTATTGGTGCAATTAACCATCATTTAGAAGTTAAAAAATTAGAAAGAATAGCTGAACTAGAGGCAATGAAAGATGTTTCTATTGCTCAAGTTGAAAGTTCGGAACGATCACTTAAAGATGAGTGGTTAACTGTTTTTACATCTGGAATTATTACTTGTTGCTTTGTTCCAAGTTTGCAACCTTACATGATTAAAGGTTTTGAGATTTTAAAATCTGCACCGACTGAAATACTTTATGCAATTTTAATCGTATTCATGGGAAGTTTTGGAGTTAATATTTTAGATAAATATAAAAAATAATGCCTTTAATAAGAATAGTTAGATTTAAAAAAGTTATTACCAAAAGTAATAAATTTAAAAAGAAACCAAAAAAATAAAATGATAAATAATTTTCCTTATAAACCAATTAAAGGAGAATTACATTGGTTAGACGCTCAATCTAAAACTGGTTGGGTAAATGAAAAAGAAATAAAAGAATTAAAACCAGCAACTTGTATAACAAGAGGTTGGATATTTGAAGAAACAAAAAATTACATTAAAACATTTTCAACATACTCAATAGACAGTGAAGGACAGATTGAATTTGGGGAAATTATTGTAATACCAAAAAATTGGATTGTTAAATAATGTGTGTGTACAAAACGTGTTTTGGTTGTTTATTATTAAAGGAGTGTAAATGTCAGAAAAATTAAAAAAACTAGAAGACCTACACGAACTTCTAGCTCAAAAATTATTAGATAAGATAAGAAGCGACGAGGTTAAAAGTGCCGACCTTAATGTGGCACGTCAATTCCTTAAGGATAATAACATAGACTGTATTCCAAAATCTGGAAATGCTGTGTCAAAATTAGCCGAAGAACTACCTTTTAAAATAGAGGATTTAGAAGAAATAGTACGAGATAAGGACTTCAATTAAAACGTGCATATACGTGCGTTTAAATAAGAAATAAAGGCCATTTATGGACGCTGTTAAAGCGGATTTTCGTAACTTCCTATACTTAGTATGGAAACACTTAAATATTGAACCAACACCAGTTCAATACGATATTGCAGATTTTCTACAAAACGCACCCAGACGAAGTGTCATACAAGCTTTTCGAGGGGCAGGTAAATCTTGGATTTGTAGTGCCTTCGTGTGTTGGAACTTATTACGAAACCCAAATTTAAAATTCTTAGTCGTATCTGCTTCTAAAAACAGAGCCGATGATTTTAGTACATTTACTAAAAGATTAATCAGTGAATTAGAAATATTAAAACACCTAACACCTAGAGCTGACCAAAGGGGAAGTAACGTATCCTTTGATGTCGCTCTAGCAAAAGCCTCGCACGCACCCAGTGTCAAATCGGTAGGGATTACAGGTCAGATCACTGGTTCACGTGCGGACTTCATAATCTCTGACGACTGCGAAAGTTTAAATAACTCATTAACACAAACTATGAGAGATAAACTTTCGGATAGTGTAAAAGAGTTTGAGGCCGTGTTATCTCCTAATGGTAAAATTATATTCTTAGGCACTCCCCAGTCCGATATGTCATTATACAATGACTTACCGACAAGAGGGTATGAGGTAAGGATTTGGACGGCACGTATGCCAGAAACGAGTCGTATTCCAAAATATGGAAATAAGTTAGCTCCATTTATTATTAATAGTAAGTTTGGAAGTGGTGAGCCCGTTGACCCTAAACGTTTTACTGATTTAGAACTTAGAGAACGAGAAGCGTCTTATGGTCGTTCTGGGTTTGCTTTACAGTTTATGTTGGACACTACATTGTCCGACAAAGAAAGATTCCCATTAAAGTTATCTGATTTAATTGTTATGGATATTGATAACAAGATTGCTCCTATACAATTAGCTTGGGCTGGAACTCAAGAATATGTTTGTGATGATTTACCTAGTGTCGGATTTACAGGAGACAAATATCACAAACCAATGTTTATATCAGAACAGTTTGATGCTTATAAAGGTTCAGTAATGGCTATTGACCCTAGTGGTCGTGGTAATGATGAGTTGGGTGTTGCTATTATAAAACAACTTAATGGAAACTTATTTCTACACACTTGTAAGGGACTACAAGGCGGTTATAGTGAAACTAATTTAATTAACTTAGCTAAGATGGCTAGAGATGCCGAAGTTAATATGATTATTGTTGAAAGTAACTTTGGTGATGGAATGTTTACCCAACTATTGAAACCAGTGGTTAACAAATACCACCCAGTTACTATTGAAGAAGTTAGTCACTCCAAACAAAAGGAGCTTAGGATAATAGATACTCTAGAGCCCCTAATGAACCAACACCGACTAATTGTTAGCCCACAGCTTATTAGGGCTGACTTTGATACTACAGATCCCCACTACCAACTGTTTTATCAATTAACAAGGTTAACCAAAGATCGTGGCTGTCTAAGGAATGACGACAGATTAGATGCTCTTGCAATAGGTGTCGCTTATTGGATTGAACAGTTAGCCGTAGATAGTACTAGTCAAGTTGAGGACTTTAAGGAAAGACAACTTAAAACTGAACTAGAAAGGTTTATGGAGCACGCAGTAGGTAGGTCGACAATAGGGGATAACTGGATTCAATACAAATAACTTACCCTATACCAATACTTAAGCTGAATACTAATAGTTACTAGTAATAGTCTAATATAGGTTAGATATAGGTTAGTATAAGTATTGTAACTAGTTCCAATACTATATGTTACCAGTAGTATACCAGTTGGGATAATACCAACAATATCAACACAATGTTGATTTTAATATGATTTGTCGGTTAGTCAAATACTTTTTTTAAAAAAATATGAAAGGGTATCTCGATTGCTCCACTGTCAAAAAACCCCCCTGCAACCCCAAGTTGTGTGTTGAAATTGCAAGGGTAAAAGACCAATAAAATAGCCATTAATCCCAAATTACTTACAAGGGATAAACTATCTTTTGTAAATGTTGATTAAAAATGTTTTGATTTAAAAGAGACACAGGGCGTATCTGTTTTTTTTAATACGCCCTATATCAAGGGCAAACTTAGCCCCTAAAGATTTTATTAGTTTTATTTTGGTTTAACTTTTGGAAATGGGTTTCCAACCTAGACCTATATTGTGCCTTTTGTGTTAAATAGCTATCAATAACAAAAAAGATACATAACACCACCAATGCAAAACTACCTATTAAAAATATAGTTAACATATCCATTAATAAATTTAAATTTTCCATAAATTAATGAACTGTTTTAAACTTATTTTCCAAGTAGTTTAAAAAGTGTTTTGCAAAAGCCGTTAAGAATAGGCGACCTTTAAATACAAAAGACTTTTTATTGTTTTGTACAGCTTTAATATATGTCTCTTTAAATTCCAAAACCCTAGAACTATTAAAAGTCATATACTCGTTAGCTTTGTAGTCTTGTTTTAACATAAGCAACTCTATTTGTTGATTTGTTTTATTATAAATATTAAATTAAAATCAATATTAAATCAATATTAAAACAACTAATAAAACTAATAATTTTACACTTAAAACACACTTGGGCAAGTATCTGGGGGGCTTTGTCGATTTGTCTTTAGAACTATTACTAACCTTTAGCTAACTACGGGTTAACTCAACTTTGTTGGTGGCACTCGGGAAAAATAAAAAAGATAACCCGTATCAAAAATAGATTTAACTTAAAGTGGCTAAAGGTTAACTTAAAACACAAACAGCTAGGGGGGCTGGAAAATCTTGGTTAACCCGTAAGATACTAAAGGGGATAAATAATAATTTAACTATTTTAAAAATGCCAAAGACAGCTCTTGATGGTGGTGGCTATTTTTTTGAAAAGAGCTTGTTTTTAAACTCTTTAAAATTATGGGCTATTAAAACCTGATTTAATATTTTTTCAGTCAGGATGGTATCAGGGGTTATTCGTGTAATAATATTTTTAATATCCTTAATCGATAAGTTATTTAATTTAGTATTAATCCAATGCTTAGGGTGGTTATAATTCATTTAAAGAAATTGTTAAAATCTTTTTCTAATTTATTTAATACATTATCATTAATTAAACTTTCTAAAATTTTATTTTCTAGGGGTATGGTAGGTAAGGGGTGGGGCGAACTTGATTGTCCCTGTGCCTTTAAATCGGTTTTTTTTAATTCACTATCACTATTATTCACTATCATTTTAATATTTAAGAATTTCTTGCTTTACGAACTTTAGCCAATTTAACTTCAGATACTAATTTAAATTGAGTAGGTTTATATTTAATATTTCTACTTTCTAATAATTTAATATATCCCTTAGAAAAACTAGTTTTATATTTAATCTCGCCTGTACTAGATTTAGATTTACTAAAATTGAACTTATTAAACTCATATAAAATTGGATAAACTGCTTTATGGCTTTCAACAAACTCAATAAATTTAAAATATTGATTTGTTTCAAGTGATACATTTTTAACAAAATTCACTAATGCGTCAGTAAATTCTATATATCTATATAAAACTTCGGGCTTAACATTACCCTTAAAAATTCTAATTTCTATTGTTTCCCTATGATTAATATTTACTGCATTATATTTGTCAGAACTTGAACGGCTTTTAATATAGTCAGCAACTTCTTTAATTGTAAAATCTTGGAACTGTGGTCTTGCATAAGTGTTGCTATTATCATTAACAAAATCCCGACCTGCAATTTTAATTAAATAATCAAAATTCATACTGTTATTTATAAAATCAACTATCTTCGCCTGTTGTAATGTTGTTAAAAATTTTCTTCCTATATGAATATGCACCCCCGTTGTATTTCTTGAAAAACTACCTAAAGCACCCTCTACATTTTTATAGAAATTAAAAAAGTAATCTGTTTTTTTAATATACTCAAAAGACATAGGAACAGTCACAATCTCAATTCCATTATGCCCAATACTGCCGTCACTCTTACAAATAGCCGTACCTAATAAATATTTTTCCTCTATTAATTCTTTAATGTTTATAGGGGCTTTAGGTAAAGAAAAGCACTCAATTTCTAAGCCGTAAGTTTGTGCTGTTGCTTTATTTTCAGTAGGTAAAACAACTGTATCAAGTAAGTTTAACACGTTATCAGAATAATCCCGCAATTTATTTTTAGCTGTGCAAAATTTACTTAAATAATTTTTATCTTTAAAATATTTGTCATCACTAAATAAAGCCGTTTTTAATTCTGGGATATATCTAATCGTTGATAAGTGATTAACCGATTTTCTTGAATTTGTGACACGTAAACAAGTGCCACCTATATTTGACATAGATTGACCAGATATATTTTCTACATAATATTTATGAATATATTTTATTTTATTAGTAAGATTAAAAAATTTAATTAAATTATATTTGGGGCTTTCAAGTATTTTTATAGCTGTATTAAAATTAATACTATCATCAATAACACTATCATAAAAAGACAAGCAATTAAATTTGTGGAAATATAGTCCAGTCATACCACATTGAACAACATTATTTTTATTAACATTAAATTTAATTCTCTCTAAAAAATTATTTAAATCTAATAAACTTCTCGAATAATCTAGGGAAAAATTATTATTGTGGTAAAAACCAGAATTTAAAAGGTTATTGATACTATAAAAATTATAACTATCTGTAATTATTTCGGTTAATAAATACCCGTCAAATAAATTAAATTCTTTAGGTAATTTACTTCTAAAATAATTCTTTAAATTACCACCAACACGACCTATTACATATTCCCCAAAACAATGAGAATCTTTTAAAATATTATCTTCACTTGAATTGTTAATTAAATGTTTAAAAAGCATAGCATTTAAAAACTTATCTAAAGAAATTTTAAATTTATTATTATTATCTTCAATAGTTATTGATTTTAAAAAACCACTTGTATTTAATTTAAAAGGTAATTGCGTTAAATGACTACAATTAATCGCCTTTGTATATTCTGTTAAATTAGTATCTGTAAAAATATCTAAAAACGTACCAGATAAATATAAGTGTTTTTCATTTTTTAAAAATCTTAAATTAGAAATTAAATATTTATCGTTAAACATTTTATTTTAAATCGTTAATTTGTATTTCCCTTGTGTTGTCATATTCGTTGAAATATCTCTCATCAGCAATTTGGCTAAGTAAATCAGCTATTTCTATATGTTTTAACTTTCTAATTTTTTTAAAAATGTCGAACTTAGTCCCGTTGTCTAGAACTTCCATTATGTCAATTAAATCATCATAATCTATTTTAAGTCGGTTTTTAGATTGTCCATAAGTTTTAAATGGAATTTCTTTTGTATCTTTAGCAACTGTTTTTGTAGTATCGAACTCAATACTATTATGATTATAAAAAGAGGAATGGCTTGAATAAGAAATTGGTTTGTATTCTTCTAGTGAATAAGTGTTGCTAACTTTTAAATTATTCCAAGAAATCCAGTCGCCCACAAAATCAAATTTATTATTTAAACTATTTAAAAGTAATACTCTTGAATTACCTTCAGCATTAACAATGCTTTCTAAAGATTTTAAAAATTTCTCATCAGTAATTAAATCTGGTTTTGATTTAAGAATTGGTCTTAAAATAATATTACTAAAAAAATAAGTATCGCTTTTGCTATCATCTAATATTGGGGCAACTATTCTAGGGCTATTGTGCATTAATGAAATATCAAAATTATCGCCTAATTTTTTATTTAAAATTGTAAAAGGGTGGCTATTAAAATTATTAATACTTCCAACTGTTGCGTATCTAAAATGCAATCCTATTTCATTTGTAAATTTAGAATGTTTTTTAAATACTTTTAAAATTGTTTTGAAATTTTTAGTGACAAATTTTTCAGAAATAATTTTATTATTTCTTACATACATCAAGCCAAATCCATGGGGATTTGTTTTAAATGCTTTTTCTAAATATTCTTTTTTAATGTCTTGTGGATTGCCACAAATAATTACACACATAATCGCCTAAAAATTTTTAATTACTACCCACCTACAATTAATATTTATTTCAATATTAATGTCAAATTAATATTAAATTAATTTTAATAGCACTTGTAATTACGTGTTAAAATCGTTATATGTTGCATAAAAGCAACTTAAAGTGTTGCTAATAAACAACTAAAAAGGGCTTATATGTTGGCTATTTTAAAAGCCGTTGGGGGTATGGTTTTGCCTATATTATTTATAACTTTTATAATGTTAACTATTATGAATTTAACTGATTTAACGATTGTATTAATTTTAATTTGTTTATTGGTGGGGGTAATTTATTTAATGGGTTTTTGTGATTAATGTAGTTAGCATCACTGCATCTCAGCACCTACCTAGTATCAAGTTAACCCGTACCAATTAATATTTATTTATTTAAACTTTTAACGGGTTAATTTTGTTTTTATCACCTACGGCAACGATTTTTTAATTAATTAGTTATTAATAATATATATAAATTAATTCCTAGCAAATTAGTAGGGTATAAATTTTATAATAATTACTAATAATTTTTATACAATTTTAAATTGTACAACCAAAAATTGAATTTTTAAAAATTCACTATCATAAGTTCAAATTACTTTTCCGCCTCAGCATAAGTTCAAATTACTTTTTAGCTTTAAAATTAAGTCTAAAATTTAGATATAATAAAAATACTTAATTTATATTACATATAGTTATTACATACAAAAACTATATCAGTATTTTATTCTTGAATAATATAAATACGATTATAATATGTTATTGACATTGATATTATCTTGATATAGTTATTAATTTTAACATATAACAAGGGGGTTAATATAATGGACGAAGCAGAGATAGCCGTAGTTAAGTGGTTGTGGATTAATTTAATCTTGTTTTCAATTTTAATTGAAAAGTTTAATAAGAAAGTTAAATTACCTATTAACTCTAAAGGGTGTTTTCAATGTGGTAAATACCTTATTTGGCTAAACAAATAAGAAAACTAAAGGGTAGATGAATAAGACAGTAAACACAACAAAACAAATGAGCCAACTTGTTAATTATAAAAAGGCGGCTTTTTTATTATTACAGCAAGACACACGAATGGGTCTTTTAGCAAGTGCGATATTTATTCAAACTTGTATATTTGAAGGACTTTCAAATGTGGAGCTCGCAGAAATGTTTGAGGTTACGACTACTAGGGTATCAGTTCAAGTGCATATCCTTTGTGACGTAGCTAAAAGCAGAGATAGCGAAAAAGGCTTAAGTTTATGTAGACAAGAAGTAGATTCTAAAGATTTTCGTATCAAAAGAATTTACTTAACAGAAAAGGGAAAAAAGCTTAAAGCTAAGTTATTCGAGTTGTTGGGAGAATAATAATAGTGAGGAGGACTGTTATGACCAACAATACAATAACTGTTAACAAGGCAATAGAAATGGTTGCTACTAGAGAGTGGGTATCTCAAAAAAATGGCAAAGCCAGTATTAAGAACGCAAGGGTATTTGGTTCTTGGTATGGGTTAGACAATTTTTTAAATGAGGTATCAACTGATACAATGCGTGAGTTTAAATTTTATTGTAAAGATAAACTTACGTATTCACCAGCAACTACAAACAGAAAACTAGCCGCAGTTTCAAAGCTAATAACTTACGCTACGGGACTTCGGGAGTTTTCATTTAAGTGGGGAGTACCCAAGATTGAGTACGAAAAAGAAAACAATCAAAGAAAGTTTGTTTTCACACCTCAACTTGAAAGTAAATTAATAACTACGACAGCACTATGTGGTTATGGGAAACTTACTGAACTTTGGATTTGTTTAATTGAAACTGGTTGTCGAGTTTCTGAACTATTAAACCTAACGTGGTCTAATATTGAAGGCGACTTCCTAAGATTAACAGATACTAAAAATGGGGACGAAAGATTTGTACCTATTTTTGATCGGGTTAAACAAATACTAGAGAGAAGAAGAAAAGAAAATCTAATAAGACCTTTTCCTTATTCTTTGACTACGGTTGAGAATAATTGGAGGACTATTAGAAAAAAGATGGGTATGCAAGGTGAGAAGGATTTTGTAATCCACTCATTACGACACACCTATATAACAAGGTTACTTAGAAGAAACATAGGTATCGAAGTAGTGCAGAAAGTAGCGGGACATCGTGATATTCGTATGACGCAACGCTATAATCACCCTACAAAAGATGATCTTAGAAATTCTTTGAAAGTAACTGTTAACAACTAAAATCAGATAGGCTAAACAAGGTTTTTTGCCCTCGTGGTGGAATTGGTAGACACAAAGGACTTAAAATCCTTGCCCTTTTTGGGAGTGCCGGTTCAAGTCCGGCCGAGGGCACCACAATTATGAGAATATTA